CCTTGGCGGTTTCGATCTCTTCCGTGATGAGTTTCATTAGTTAAGCCTCAGGTTGTTCTTCTTCTACTTCATCATCAACTGGCTCTGCCTCGGCGACAGGCTCTTCAACTTCCGCTGTATCCTCAACAGAACTAGGTGTGCCATCAGCTGGCTCATCCTCTACCTCTTCCTCATCATTTAAGTAAGGATTAGGCCCTCCAAACATGTCAGCGGTGACTGCTGGAGTTACAGCATTAATATTCTCTTGTGACTTAGCATAAAGGATCTCTTTGATCTTATCATGCACATCAGCTTGAGCATTATCAGCTGCAATCATGTCAATTAAATCATTATCCATAAAAGTTAATATAGAATGGGATTACTTAATATTTATATTTCTCCGCCTTCTGGCATTTCTGGCGCCTCTGTGGCACTACCATCTATGCCAGGTTCTGTTGGTGCTCCCATAGCGCCAGGGTCTGGTTGTGGGTTTAATGCACCGCCTGGCATCTGTTCTGGATGAACACCCATTTGAAGTTGTTGAACTTCCATTGGGTCTGCCATCTTACCTTGTTTGATTTCCAATGCCATTTGTTTATCAATCTCGATAATCTCCTCATCTTTCTGTTTGAGGATCTTTCTTCTTACATAATCAAGAGAGAAATACTTTCCAACGTAAGGATCAAGTGCAGCTACAACACCCATTCTTTCGTTGATTAGTTCTGTTTCCTTAAGTTCAGCAAAGTGATTATCGTATACAAAGTCATATTGTATGTGATCTGATAATACTTCCCAATCTTCTGGTGTAACAATATTTTTGAGAATCAACTGAGTCTTCAACATATCGTTGAACATGGAGGCGAATCTCTTTCTCATTCTACCAACAAACTTGGTAAATTTAATTTCGTCTCTTAGTATCTCAGATGATCTACCTAAGTTAAATCCGTCACCTGATCCAGCAATACGAGATTCTGGAACTCCTAGTGAACGGTATAGTTTCTTTTGGAAGTACTCGATGTCGCTAAGTTCGCCAAGATTCTGTCCACCTGGCAACGTAGTGATCTCAGTGCCTCTGCCACCTTCTCGTCTTGGTAGCCAGAAGTCTTCGAGCATGGACATGTGTTTTCTATCATCTCTAATTTCTCCTGTGGATGCGTCATATACAAGTTTGTTTCTATAACGGTTCATCACCTCTTTAAGGTATTGTTCCGCTTTTAACTTAGGTAAGTTACCTACGTCAATATAGAATATTCTTCTTTCTGGAGCACGAGAAAGTCTGTATATAACTAGACTATCTTCGATCATCCTGAGTTGATTGAGTGCCTTGATTGACTTGTGTAAGTAAGAAAGAATAGTTTGTTTGTTCCTGTCAACTAAACCTGAGTGACAGAATGTGATAGCGTCTGGTGCTATCCTTACTGGTCTCTGTTTAGTTGCAAAAGGAGTTTGACCAATAGCACCTAGAGCATTTTTACTCTGTGTTGCACTAGGATCATACTGATAATACTCTTCTATCTCAGGAGTTTCTACGTCAGCTGGATTATTTGCATTGATCTGTTTGATCGCACCCCTCAGAGTGGGATCAGTTTTTAGTTTTCTTACTAACTTAATCTTAAGTGGGTCAATATATCTAACTTCCTTGAGTCCTTCTTCTGGTTTCTCAATATCAATTACTTTGTGATAGTAAATTCTACCATCAATGTACCAGTTCCTTAGTATCTCATGGCACTTTTTATCAAAGTTTAAAACCTCTTTTACTTTCTTAAACTCTTCTCTAATTAATTCTTTAAGCTTCGCAGATGCTGGAAGATTCTCCAAGTCCACTTGAACTGGAGAATCATTCTGATCCGAAACTATTGCTTCGTTTATTATATCTTCAATGGCAGAATCCACTTCTGGATGCAGTGCCATCTCTCTATATCTTTTTATTAACTCAAATTCTGACTTGAATACACCATCAATGTCAACATATTGACCATAAAACCCACTCGAAACGTAATAGTCCGATGAGTCCTCATTCGATTGAGGAACAGGAGAGACGACTCCCTTATTCTGCTCGTCGTCTTTCTCTATTTTAAAACCAAATAATTTAGCCATTAACTCACTACTACTGGGCTGTCCCAGTTATTTATCTTATATTATAACACAAGTTTTAGATTATGTCTCTACTGTGCAGATGTGCTTGCACCAGCTCCAGTTCCGTCAACTGTCTGATTTGTCAATAGTGGGTTAGCCTCACCATCAAAAACATCCCACCACTGGACTTGTAGGTCCACTGTGAACTCTTCAATAGAATCTGTTTGATCGTATGAAAGTTCGATTGCACTTACATTAGTTGGGAATGTTCCGTGGAACTTATACTTTCTAAGTATAGGAAGTTTCTGTTGGTTTGTCTGAGAACCACCAAGTCCTTGTGATACAGGAGCTCTACCGATCTGGTTGACATACATATCAGTCTGATAATCAGCTGGTGTTACTTCTCCAGTTGCGTTATCATGTTTGTTGATAGCGTTCATCCATCTCTCAAAAGCATTTCTGATGAGGAAATCGGTGTCGTTAATAACTGTGATTGTCCAGACATCGAATGTTCTATCACCAGCGATCTTAAGATTCCTTCCTCTGAAAGGAACATCAATTACGTTGATGTTAGATGCAGGGAGATTTGCAGCCTTAACTAGGAATCTACCTTTTTCTTCTGCATCTTGTTCTGCTAATCCATTGGGGAAGACTAATTCTACCTCGAACAGATTGGGGCGAGCACCACCACCGACGAGCTTCGATTTAAAGTCATCAATGGTTCTTGTGTCTAATCCAGGCGCATTTCTATTTGCCATTTTTTAAAAGTCCTCTTCGGTGTATTTAGTAAAGTTAGGCGGAACCTACAACTTCATCAAAGCTGATGCCAGTTCTAGTTGCAACGAATGTTAGTCCGATGAAGTTAATAGAACGTGCAGGCTTCACGAAGATGTCTGCCTTAAAGGTATTTGAATCAATAACATCAGGTGTGTTATTGGTCTCATCACAAATGACCACGAAGTCTGAAATACCTCTCTTAGCCTTAACATCACGAAGATATGGTTCAACAATATTCAAGAAGTTTGTTCTTGTAAGATCATCGTTGAATTCAAATAACTGTGATCTTGCAGCCCTCTCGATAGTTCCTTCGATTGTTAAGAACAAGCGACGAACGTTGATTCTGTCAAATGCAGATGACTCTTTCTGTGCAGTCTTGTCACCGAATAGTACGATGCCAGCGCCAGGAGAGAACACTACAGGGTTAATTCTCTTAGGATAGAGAACATCTCTCTGTGCTTGAGATGGGTTGTAAGCAAGTTTAAGTGCATTATTAATTGCACCTCTTTGAGCTCCAGCAGGGGAGAACCAAGGGAATGAATTAATAGATGTTCTTGCCATCAATCCAGCAATGTCTGCGTTTAATGGAATATATCTAAATGTGTTATTGAATCTGTCAAATGTATATTTGTATCCAGAATCAAATACTCCATAAGAAGTAGACTGTAATGTATCGTAGAAAGCAATAATGTTTGAAGTCTGTGTATCTGAGTTAGTTAAACCAACAACTCCAGCTCTGTATGGTGAAATACATGCAACACAATCTTTTCTAGTGGATGCGATACTTAGTAGTTTGTTTGCCTTAGCCTGTGCTTCGTAGATTGAGTTTCCACTTGAAGGACCTTGGATAAGGAAGTTAACTGAATACTCAGCAGGGTTATCAAGAACAGTGTATGACTTGACAACTTCTCCAAGTGAACAGACGAATCTGCCATCTCCACCATAATCAGTTCCGTTTGTAAGTGAGTAGATCTTAGGACCAGAACCGTTGAATGTAACGCCCTGAGTTTCTTGTGACCAAACACCACTTTCATCAATAGTGTATCCACTCAACATTGAATGTTTTAGACCGATACCAGTTTGTGCAGCACCAACAAATACGTTGTTAGAGAACTGTGCAATGTAGTCTTTGTAGTAGATATTTGTAGATGGAGATACCTTAGCGTCTGTTGCCTTTGATAATCCTACCCACTTCTCTAAAACGTTTCCAGATGTACCAGTTACTTTACCTGTGTCATCTACAACTACGAGGTGCATCTCGTCATATCTGGAACTTCTACCCTTAGCGTATTCAGATGTAGAAGGACGATCTGCAATTTGACTCCAGTAAACAGTGCTGTTTGTAAGTCCTAGAGTTTGATGATTGTACCAATCAGTAATAGTGTTACCTTCTCTTAGGTAGATTCCACTATCAACACCAGATTTAACAATGAACGCTGTGTTTGCAAATGCAACAGTTGCCTGAGTATCCATGATGACATTAGATAGTCCACCAGTTGTTGCGTAAGCAACGATAGTACCAGAGTAAGTTCCGTTAAGAGACTTAATAGTATCGCCAGGTGCAGACTTAAGTGTGTTGAAGTCAGGTCCGAATGTGATAGTTGTAGAACCAAGACCTATTTCAGCTTGGAACTTAGTTCTTTCAACTGATACTGAGTTACCACTTGTGTTGAAGATCTTCAAACGGTTAGGGTGGTTTACTGATGAGTCAGCTGAGAAGTTCTCGTTGTATATCGCAATGTCATATCCTTGGAAAGATGCAGTGTCTGATCCTTCTTCGTAATCTATTGCACTCCATACATCTGTAGTTACGTTATGTTTTGCAACAACCTTAACATCAACTGATCCTTCGTTAACACCAGTAATAATTCCTTTGATGTAACCTGTTTCAATACCAACAGTACCATCAGCATTTGCAACACTGGTTGAGAATCCAGCAGTAACTGCAAATCCAACAGCTAGTCCATCAGTACCGATTGAAACTCTTTGGTCTGCAATAGAGTCAATAGTGCAAACTTTAAGATCGTTAGCCCATGAGCCAGGTGATCTTGCAGCATATAAGAACTCTTGTGCAAGGTTATTGAAGTTGTTATAGTAATCTTCTTGTGACTTGACAGATAGGTTGGTGATTGCAACACCTACAGGTGCGTTAGCATTGGATAGCATGTCATTGCCACTTCTCAATACTCTCAATACTCCACCGTATGATAAGAATGAAGATGCAGACATCCAATACTCATACTGTCCGTCAGCAGAGTATGGTTTACCAAACGTTTCAAGTAAGTCGGCCTCTGTTTCGATTAAGACTGGTTCATTAACAGGTCCTTTTGCAAAAGGTCCTGCAATAGCTCCAACCTGATCGTTGATACCGTCTATTCTTCCTACGGTTAGGTCTACCTCTCTTACCTTAACGCCTGGAGATACTAGATTAAGCGCCATGTTAGTGTTCCTCGAAGATCTCAGTTGTTTTCTCTGTTATT